CGATCTCGATGCTCATGCTCGGCAGTGCCCAGTTGCCTGACAGGAATGTGTGGGTGTAGGGCCCGGTGCCGGTGGTCGTCGGATCGCCGAACGCCGCCTTCAGCCAGACGCCCCAGCTTTCGGCATCGATGGGCACCGTGACGTCGCCATCGGCTGTGACCGCATCCTTGATCGGCGGCTGGGGTTCTCGACCATAGCCCAGAAGCTCGGGGCTGAGCAGTGGCTGTTCAGCGCCCAGCGAGGCGCTGGCAAAGGGCATCTGGTAGTAACCGCCCGTGGGGGCGGCACCATAACTTGTCTCGAACGCAAGCGCCATCTGCGCCCGCGCCCCCTGGGCTCTGGACATTTTCGATCTCCGATTGATGATGTTTGATGTGATGAATCAGGCGGAGCTCAAACAGCGAACCAAGGAATTCGCGCTTCGGATCATGCGGTTGTCCGAGGCCCTGCCCAAGACTGTCCCGGGTCGGGCGATTGCGCGTCAGATCGTGCGCTCGGGCACCTCGGTTGGTGCAAACTACCGCGCCGCCTGTCGGGCACGATCCCGCGCGGAGTTTCGCGCAAAGATCGGAATCGTCATCGAGGAAGCGGACGAAACCGCCTTCTGGCTGGAACTGATCGCCGAAGGAGGCCTCCTGCCCGAAAGCAGGATCACGGATCTTGCGCGGGAAGCTGATGAACTTACCGCAATTCTGGTCGCCACTTCGAAGTCACTCAAATCGTAAATCGCAAATCCCACATCACACACCCAAGGGATCGCTGGTGGAATAGGTCAGGATCACCGGCACCACGGCGGCCTTGATCCCTTCGGCCCCTTCTTGTGCGAGATCGGTGGGCGCTGGTGCCCACGCCTCCACCCAGTCGCAGGTGCCGCCCAGCGTGCGGTCGGCGGCCAACGCCGTGCCCATGGCCTGGATGAGCGTGTCAAACGCCGCATCCCGATCGGCAGGCGTCTTGCCCTGCACGATCACTTCGATTTCGGCGCGATGCTCGTAGTGGTGCTGCAGTGGGGACAGCGTTACTTCCGGCTCTCCAGGCTCGCCGTCGCGCAGGATCACGAGGCCGCCGGTCGGCACGCGTTCGGGCAGCACCTCGCCGCGCTGCACGGTTGCGTTGGGTATGGTTTGCAGCGCTGCATGGAGGGCGGAAAGGATGATTTCGCGGGGGGTGGGCATTATCACTTCTACGCTTCAGTTTGACATTCAGGTTGGTTCCAGCTGTTTCCTTGTTGGGTGCCGAACTCGACCATCGGATCCGCATGACTTGCAATTTTGCATCACCTGTAATACATAACATGCGATTGCGTATCACAGGTAAGACAGTATGCCGGCCCCGACACTGAACATTTCCCCCGCCGCCAAGCGGGAATTGCGAACGCTCGGCGCGCGCATCAAGCGGGCCCGCCTGCTGCGGCGCTTGCCCATGGAGCTGGTCGCCGAACGCGCCGGCACGAGCAGGGCCACGCTCTATCGTATCGAACGCGGTGATCCCAACGTGCGCATCGGCGCCTACGTGTTGGTGCTGCAGGCGCTCGGCCTGCTCAAGGGGTTTGGGGACGTCAAGGACGCTCTGGGCGAACAGCTCGGCGCCGAGCACCTTCCCAAACGGGCCCGCAGCCGTGAGTAACATCGAAGTCTTCCTCGATGCCTATGGCAGGCTGCGCCGCATCGGCCTTCTGAGGCGCCATGCCGGTGCCCGCCGGGAACGCGTGACCTACGAGCACGATCCCGATTGGCTGACCTCGCCCGAAGCATTCCAGTTCGATCCCACCCTGCCGCTCGTGCACGGCCCCATTTCCCCGCCCGGCGGCAGGGAGATGTTCGCAGCACTTGGGGACAGTGCGCCGGACACCTGGGGGCGCGAGCTCATGCGGCGGGCAGAGCGGCGGGCGGCCGAGCGCGAAGGCCGCCCCGTCAGAACCCTGCATGAAACCGACTACCTGCTTGGCGTCTCGGACGAGACCCGGCTTGGTGCCATGCGTTTCCGGTTTGAAGGCGAGGACGAATTCCAGGCGCCTCAGACACGCGGCGTTCCAACGACGCTTGCGCTCGGCGACCTGCTTGCCGCCTCGCAACGGATTTTGCGTGGCGAGGAAACCGACGAGGACCTGCTTCTGATCTTTGCGCCGGGTTCGTCATTGGGCGGAGCACGGCCCAAGGCGAGCGTTTTCGACCAGCACGGCCACCTGTCGATCGCGAAATTCCCCAAGGAAACCGACCGCTATTCCATCTCGCGATGGGAGGCCATCGCGCTCGACATGGCCCGGGACTGCGGCATCACGACGATCGACTACGATCTGCTGCCAAGCCCGCACGGGCCCATCTTCCTCACCCGGCGCTTCGACCGCAGGGGCGGCATTCGCATCCCGTTCATCAGCGCCATGGCGATGACCGAACATGATGACGGTGATGAAGATGGCAGCTATCTCGAAATCGTTGACGTCATCACGGATCACAGTGCCAACCCCGTGCAGGATCGCGCCGAACTGTTTCGCCGGATTGCCTTCAGCATCCTGATCAGCAACACCGACGACCACCTGCGCAACCACGGCTTTCTCTGGAGCGGCCGCCACGGCTGGACTCTCAGCCCGTGCTACGATCTGAACCCCGTGGCGGACGCTGCACGCATCCTCAAGACGCGGATCGACTTTGACGACGCGACCGCATCGCTGCGATTGCTGCAGGAAGTCGCGGAATATTTTCTGCGCCCTGCCGAGGGGGAGCAGATCATCCGGGAATGTGCTGCCGTGGTCCGAAACTGGCGCAGCTATGCGAGGCGCAGGCAGGCTCCTGCGGGCGAGGTCGACCGGATGGCCCCAGCATTCGAGCATGAGGATCTGGAATACGCGCTGGGTCTGTAATGGACTTGCCCCTCGGCCTTTTGAGACATCCCAAAGCCTTCCACCACCTTCCCCGGTTGCATCAAGAAAAGAGCAAAAAAAGAATTGTTCGTGGAGGGTGAGCATTGTCTTCGTTCCCGCCCGAAACACGATTTCGGCCGTTTAAGGCATATTCAACCACCGTCGTTTTCACGTGGAAAAGAACCGAGCTTACTTACGAATTTCGTAAGTTCTTCTTCTCGCATAGCATCGATCCCAAGTTTCTCACAAATCTCAGACGGCAGGTGAACGAGTCCCCGAAGTTCTGAGCCAATCGGCCCCGCGGGTAGGCTTTTTATCTGTCCAATCAGGGTAGTGTCGACTGTCAGGAAGGCATCAAGACCGTTCGAAATTACGGTGTACAGATGCCAGGCATCTTGACTGGCCATCAATTTTTTTTCGGGCTTCGTAATTACACTTTCCAGAGCTTGCAGTATTTTTCGATATCCTGGAGCTTGGCAAGCCCTGAGATACTCCCGCAATTTCTCAATGGGATCATCAGACGGTATGGTCAGTGAAAAACCATCAAGTGTGGTCAGTTTTTCACATGTAACGTTTGCAAACAGACTCATGTCACCATAGTTGGCCCCTTTGAACCGGCCCCCAGGCAAGTGGAGCGTCTCAAACTTCAACGCGTCGCTGTAAAATGCTTTGATCCTACCGGAGCCGAATTCCTCCGCCAGGGCAGCGATGAACATTGTCTGGTCACCACCTTTGCTCGGTTTGATTTTGTGGCTGTAAAGAACAGATTCAATTTGACCGGTCCTTACGGGAATTTCTCCACCCCAAAAGACCGTGCCGTTGTCTTTCCACGTTCCCTTTATGGCGACAGCATGGTGCAAGATCGAGTTATCAATCAGTAAACGCATGAAGTTGCTCTCCAAAATTCTTCGTGCAGCGTAAGCCCTTGGTATTATACAGTACGTGAGCCGTTTTCACACGCCCCACCTTTCCACCACCAACCCCGGCAACGCCGCCTCCGCCGCCCGCGCATCCCGCGCCAGATCCAGCCGCTTGCGCAACTTCACCTGCGGCACCAGCAGAAACACCGGCACGGTCACGGCACCGGTCAGGATCCCATCCTTGCGCCGGCGGCGGCGGTTCGGGGCGGCGAGTTGCCGCTTGCCGGAAAGACGCGCGTCATCGGCGACGAGCAGGCTTGGCCCGCTGCGGCGATAGACAAAGCGCAGGCGCATGCCGGTGCGCTTTTCCCAGCCGCCCGGTGTGATGCGCTTGCCGCCCAGCCCCTTCTTGCCCGCGGCGGGCAGCGGGATCGCCAGCCAGAAGCCGTGTTTCGAGCGGATCAGCGGGCCGGCATCATGGGCCCCGACGATCACCGGAGCCTTTGACCAGACCAGTGCAGCGGCCCCGATGCTGGTGCCATGTTCCGGATAGGTCCTGGCCCGAATGGTGCGGGCAAGGCGCTTGCCGAGACCGGCGCTTTCGATCTGCGCGCGCCAGTCGGATTTCAGCTTCTGGCCCGCAGCCGCCACACCACGGGTGACTGCGCGTTCGGCGGCCCTGATCTCTTTCTCGGCCCAGAGGC